CTTCAGTGACGAGGATGAGTTCTACAATGCTGTCGATCAGTTTGATGGCAAGGAGTTCATAGTTGTGCCGCCGATGAGCGATGGAAAGCCAACGTGTGGGATGAAGCCTTTCGTGTGGCGTGGTAGCCTTGGAGAGTTCAAACAGGATTGGAGTGTAGATTAATCTTCAAAAGTGTGGAAAGAGGTTGACAGCCTATACACTATACATAAGATATATGAACATCGTTCTGACGATGTGAAGAATAGTATATGTTTTGGGTCCGACTACATAGATACCCCCCAGTTCTGTGCCGCTTACTCGCCAGAGAAAAGCGGGGTCGTCCCCTTACTACGGTGGAGATTGCCGAAAGATCTAGCCTCCCCCCGGCCAAGGTCGAGGCAATCTCCGCTTCAATTTCGTGGGACGGGGTAGAGATTGACGAGATGAAAAGATTCATACAGGCCTGTGGGTGTGATTTCGATGACCAGCCTGACATGAGGAGAGTGGAGGATTACCTACGGAAACACCCAAAGTTTACATATCTTAAGAGATCCCCTCACTGGGAAGCATACTACTTCCCGTTAGTTATCAAGTGGATGGAGAGCAGACGTGCAGTATGAAGTCCCTGCAGAGCAGCTAGAGTCTGCGTTTGATGTGGACACACCACTGCAAAATCTGCTGGAAATGCAGCGAGAATCTAGGGAGAAATGGGCTGAGAAGCAGAAGCTCCGAGAGGACACAGTGACAACGCTCAAGGAGGAGCTGGCTGTTGAGTCTAAGGAGGCACGGAGATTGACTGGAGTAGTCAGGGTTAAGCGCAATCGAATTAAAATTTTAAGTAAAAAGAAAACCCCGCCATCGTTGGCCAGCCTAGAGCGGCGCATTGTCAGGCGTAAGGCTACGATACGGGACATATTATTAAGGGATTTCTTATCCACAAAGAAGGAGGATTTTCTCCTGAGGTGGAAAGAAACACACGGGGATAAAGAAAATGAAGTTAGTAAAGAAAGCTAATGGGTACTATTATGCAAAGCTAAGAGGCGCGGACGGTAGACAAAAGGAAGTGTCTACCCGTGTTAAAAATAAAATTAAGGCAGAGGAAGTGGTAAAGGAATCAAACCTAGAAGCACTTGAACTTGCAGCACAGGCTCAAGTCCTGACGGCTGATGCCATCACCCGCATCGTTGCGGGCAAGAAGGTAACGCTTTCCCATTCCCTTGAACAGTGGGCAGAGCGCCTCAGGATTAAGGGGAGATCGAGCAAGACAGAGCACAACAGCACTGTATCTGTGTCGCGTTGGCTGTCAGACATGGGCTTGCTGAATAAGCCTCCTGCTTTTGTAAGCATCAGTCACGTCAGTAAGTGGGTGAACAATCCTAAATCAAATATCAAGGCCAGCACAAGAGGCACGTACCTGTCTGCTATCAAGACATTTATGGAGTTTTGCGCTGACGAGGGTTGGCGCGTGGGCAACCCAGCTAAGGGGGTAGACGTATCCAAAGACAACCTTAGCCATGCCCAGAAGGAGAGGAGAGAGGTGAAGCTATTCAGTGAGGGCGATGTCCAAGCTGTAGTTGCCGCCACGGATGACCCGTTCTGGCGGTTCGCCACCTCCCTCTCCTTCGATACGGGACTTAGGCTTGGGGATATATGCTGTCTTGAGCTGGACTGTTTGGACGGTTCCGAGCTTACAGTGTGGACTGACAAGCGGGATAAGAGGGTTGGCCCCTTCACCTTGAAGGGCAGGACATTAAGCCTATTGAAGGCGGTTCCTATATGCAGCCCTAAATACTTGTTCCCTGATAGGCGTGCTTGCTACAAGTCAAAGACAAGGAGAGCCCTGCTTTCCGTGCAGTTTAAGAAGGTTTGCCTTAAGGCTGGGCTTGAAGGTCATACCTTTCACGGGTTACGACACACCTATGCTTCACTTACATACAGGGCTGAGAAGGAGAATTTAATCCAGCGACTGCAGGAAGAGCTTGCCGAGCTGAAGGTAGCCGAGAGCATGGGTCACAGTAATCCCAAGACAACACGAGGATATATCCATTAGCCCTGAGTTAAAATCTAAGGTAGACACAGCGATCAAGGAGGCTGGCTCCATCAAGGGAGCGGCAGTGCTGCTTGGTATGGGTTACAGTGGGCTGAGAAGTATAATTGCAAAAGACCCTGAGCTTAGGGCTAAGCATACCCGAAAGAAAAACAGGGCTCAGGAATCCAAGGAGATAGACCAACCAGCCAACCAGTCTATGGTTGAGCTAGGGAGGCAGCAGGCCGTTAAAGCCTCTGAGGGTGAGGTATTATTGCAGGACAGGCAGGTTGCCGAGGCCCTGAAGAAGGAGGATGAGAACTTAAAGGATGGACTGACCAACATAGGGCTGTCCCCTCTGGCTGTGAAGAGCGCCAACGCCCTGCATAAGTTCCACAACACACACTTCACTAAGGCTGTGGAGATCATTGGCGGGGGCATGACTAAGACTTTCGTGGAGATAATGGCGTGCATAGATGACATCAATGACCGCCTAGAAGGGGGTGGTTTGACGTTAGAAGAGGAGCAAATGCTCCGGCAAGATAGGTCTAGGCTGCTGGAAATACAGGGCCGCACCTATGACAGGTCACTTAAGGCAGCTATGACTCAGGCTGTTATACAGCACAAGCTACAGGACAACGCAGAATCTACAGCACCAAGAGGGAAGCCGGGGTTCAGGCCTATCATGAACTCCATCAACATCAAGACCGACAGCGTGAGTGTAACAGCCGATGAGCAATGAGGAGGAGATAAACGCCTTTGTCGCTGCGGTGGATAGGCCTCCTCAGAAGCCATCACCTGACGCTGATGGTGACTGGTATCCAGACCTGAACACTACTCAGACCAAGATATTTGAGGACTCTTGCAAATTCATTTTAGCCTATGGTGAGAAGGGTAGCGGTAAAACAATGGGCTTGCTGTATAAGCTGGTGCGCCACTGCTACGAGAACGAGAACGCTCTAGCCCTGATAGTGTCTCCGTCAATCAGGACAGGCAAGGAAGGTGTGCTGCATGACCTTGAGGCTCTGGTCCTACCGAGGTGGAAGGAAGGCATGGGGCTTGAGTACACCCACGCTAAGATGGACCCCAACACTAAGGATAGACACCTATGGATTGGCAACAGATTCAATGGATGGTCCAAGGTATTGCTTGTGTCCATACCCTACGCCGAGGCGGTAGAGCCCCGCATCAAGGGCATGTCCCCCTCATTCATCTACGTGGATGAGCTAACCAACTGTAACGGTAGGGAATACTTTACCTACCCAGCGGCCCAGCTAAATCGCCGCTCAAACATCAGGGGGCCACAGCAATACACTGCTAGTTGTAACCCTGAAGGCCCGTCGCATTGGGTCTATCGTGTATTTTTTGAGGATGTCTTGGACGAGGAGACGGGTGAGTCTGATCCAGACTTTGGCGTTTATCATGTCCCAATCGCTGAGAACACCCACCGCCTCCCTGAGACATACCTCAAAAGTTTGCATCAGATTCTAAAGAACGACCCGATTGAAAAGCGTCGGCTGATATTGGGTGAGTGGATCGACAGGCCATCAGGTGAGGCATTGTTCAGGGAGTACTACATACCTGAGGTTCACATGCGGGGAGATGCCTTGTCAGGGAAAGGGCTGCTGCCTGTGAAGGGTAGCCCTATAATTGTGGGCTATGACTTGGGTCAGGTCTATTCATCGGTGACATTCCTCCAGAGCATACCCACAAAGGACGGTGCTATATGGACAGTGTTCGATGAGGTGGATCATCTGGGGGAGAAGATACTCTACAAGAATCTGGTCAAAGAGATCGTTGGCCGAATGGATTATTGGAACAGGCGGCTGGAGCATGAGTTCAAATACCACCATATATCTGATGAGTCTGCCATCAATCAATGGCATCCCGGTGGGGAAGGGAGCTATGATGCTTGGGATGTCGAAAGATATTCCGATGGCCGCATCAAGCTGATGGGATGCCCTAAAGGTAAGGGCAGTGTTGAGGCTAGGGTCAGGCTGCTCTGCAACAAGCTAGTGCAGGATGAGTTCTATGTTTCCGCCACCTGCAGGAATGCCGTGGAGATGCTACACCAATTGACGGGTGATAAGAAGGACCCCTCGAAACCTAAGCGCTCCCGTTATATACACAAGTTTGATAGCGTTACCTACCCAATGTTCCGCATGGAACTATCGGGAAGGAATTACTTGAGTGTTCAAGACGTAAGGCCCAATCTCATCAAGTGTGGCATTGGATAAAACTTTTAATACATTATGCAAACAAGCGACAAACTATCACTGGACATCTCTCAAGACGACGAGATGAAAGAATACCTTGCAAAGAAGTCAGCAGGGGATGAGTGCAGTCTCACCCTCACTGTCTCACTCGATGAAAACACAGGTGAACAGGCTGTCTTCTCAGTTAAAGACATCGAAATAAACTCCTACCGGGAATCTGAGGAGGAGGGAGGGGAGGCTCCATCTGAATCAAAAGAACCATCCATGCCTGTAATGATGATTATGGGTAAAAAATCTAAGGAAGGTGGCGGTTACTAATCTACACCCACTGGAGACAGGAGGATCTGTACGGCTTAAGCATTACTATGACCGTAGGGGAATCCCCGGCACATGGGATGCGGTGAGAGTGAGAAGACTATGCAAACTTTTGAGCCTATCGGAGCTGGAACTTGGGGCTATGTTCTGCATACATCACAACCTTATGAAACGCTGGCTAAAGAAAGACAAGTTTCCGCCCTACGTAGCGCTCCACTTCGCGCTACTAGAGAACTGGCTGGCTTGCGAGAGAATCACTAAACAGGACCCAACAGTTAAATTCCCATCATGATTGATTACGAAATCCTTAAGGAAGCAGGCACTACCAACGAAAGGTTGAGAGAGATATTAACTTGCGTTGATGTTGAGTGCGATGACTTCAAGAAGCGGGAGGAGATTGAGAACACTGTTGGCTCACGCATGACGGAGCATGTCACCTACTCCCT